AGAGCATGATGAGTACCAGTATTTGACGAGAACTGGGTGTCTGCTTCACTGTGAAGAGCTTCTACACCTGATTGTGAGGTATAGTGAGCTTTCATAGCAAAGATAAGTCCAGTTGGGCCCGTCATGGGTTGAACACCGCACACATCATAAGCAATCAAGTTCGGCATTGCTCGGCGAACCAAAGCAATCAGAACAGGATCAGCAAAATCAATATTACCAGCATCGGTTGTGCTAGTAGATGTTCCCATCTTATTAGCATGTGCTGCTTCGGACAAGTTACCAAAGATTCCACCACCACCAGTTTGTTCCCGCATTGCTTTCTCTTGGTTTTCCAAAAGAACTGCAGTCACTGCCCGGCGATAAGAATCTTTAATTGGAGGTAGATCCGCGTGTCCAATAACTGGTGCCCATTTCTTCTGAAGGTCTTCAGCTAGATACATTTTATCTCCTGTAATTAAAAATTTAAAAGTTATTTATTTATTAATGTAATTTTTTAATAGCCTGACTATAATAATTCATTTGTTCACTTAAAACTACTTCTTTTTCAGAATCTTCTCCTATGGATTCATCTTTTTCTGTAATTTCAGATGTTACAGCTTCAGTCTTTGGAAAATAATTTTCCTTCAATACGTTCAGCTTTTCAGAATATTGTTCGTCATTCTCATATTCAATACCCTCGGCTAACTTAGCAACTTTTTCAGCTTCCGTGTCAGCCAGATCTTGCGTTACTTTTCTAGTAACATCATCTTTTTGGAAAGTAGAGAGTTCTTTTTGTAATTCAACTCCACGATCAATTTCTTCGGAAAGTTGGGTTTCAAGGTCTTCGACTTTTGTGAATAAATCATCGACCATATCAACTTTTTCTTCTGGAATGTCAATGTAATGTTCTGTGAAAAGTGTCTTGAGTCCAGACATGAAATCTTCAACCAATTCGGTACGAATTCCGCGCTCGATTGCCAATTCATTTTCTTTCATCCACTCTTCTACAACATAGTTCAAATATCCATCGACTTTTTCAGTAAGTTCTTGTTGAAAATCTGTATTATGTGCATTATTTTCATCTTGAGTAATTTTTTGATACTCTTCCATTCTATTTGTAAGTTCTTCAATCACCTTTGCACCAACGGCAGCTTCAAAAATAGTAGCTGCTTTTTGTTTGAACTCTTCGCTAAGTCCATCTTCTCCTTGAACTAGAGCTTCTACATCATCTTTAACATCAATCTTAATGTCTTCTTTTTTGATAGCGGCTTTGGTTCTAGTAACCTTTTCCTCTTTTTCTACATCTTCTGCTTCTTCGTCATCTTCTTCAACCAATTCAGTGGCTTTCATAAGTTGCTCGTATTTTGCAGAAAGTTCATCTTTTTTAAGACTATTGAGTTTTTCATAAACGGATTTTAACATTCCGTTTTTGGTTTTTGGAGTAACGAGTTTAACTTCTTCAGAGGCTTCTTTTTCGTCCTCTTCTTCTTCTTCAACTTCGTCCTCATCTCCTTCTTCTTTTTTAACTGTCGCTTTTGCTTTTGCTTCAGCTATATCATCTGAAGAAACATCTTCGCTAGAAGCCTCAAGTTCTTCTTCCGTAATCTCTTCAGATTCTTGTGCCAAAATTTCTTCAGACATTTGTTTTCTCCTTTTTTTATTAATAAAGGTTTTACTAATATATTTAGTATATTTACAGTTTTGACATAAAATCAATAAAAGCTTTAATTTTTACCTCTTCTAATTTTTTAGAAGATGCTTTGCTAATATTCTTTTTATATCGAGCAATAGTTCTCTCTTCAAGTACCCCATTATCCCAGATCCATTCTTTGCCTTCCATTATTCCCTCAACAAATGCTTTAGGAGCAGAAGGATCAGCAACAATATCAGCTGCTGTAGCAAGATAGAAATCTTTTTGAACCTCTTGGGTTCCATTATATAATGGTTTCAAAGACCCCATGCCTCTTGATGATACCCCCAATCGAGCACCCTCATCAATCAAATTCTTTACAATTTTACCATATGGAGTATCCATAATTTTTGCTTTTCCCAAAAAATCATTACCACTTTCTTTTAATTCTGTAATCATATGGGAAACTCTTTCTAAATTTACAGTTGGGCCGTCAGGATGTCCTAATTCTCCAAAAGCTCTTTTATTGTCAATATAATTTTTAGTATATCGACCAACTTCTTTTTGTAAAATTTTCTTTGGATATACTCGGCCGTTTCTATTTTTTGTTTCCGCCTGCATGAATATACCTTCTATAAAGTAATTCTTTCCTATCTTAGTAGCTTCTGTGACAAATTCTACATTGTCAAGCTCTTCGCATATAAGTTTCATTTTTCTTCTCCGTGAATATACTCAGATGAAATTCCTGACTTTTTCCTTGCCTTTGCCATAGATCGAGCTCTACTTTTATCTACTCTATATCCTGCTTTTGAAGATTTCTTTTTAAATTTCTTAGCGGATTTCTTCCCTGCAGACGTTTTTCTATATTTTGCTTGTTTTCTTTTCGCCTGTGCACCCATTTTTTTTTCTTTAATATAATTAGTCAGCCATTCAATTTCATTTTCTGCCACAAAAGCATCTTCCGATGTTATTGTTTCACCTCCCATAATTTTATCTCGTAATTCTTTAAATGTAAGCATTATAGATTTTTCTAAACACAAAACCAAGATTAATCCAATCTCCATCAGCAGCACTTGTAAGAGTCCAATTAATGTTTCCTAAATTAGCACTTCCATCTCCTGTAGCATGCCCTGGCGATACCAATCTAAGTACATCGAAATCAGCGAAATCTATAGTTCCAGTAGAAACAGCAGCAGCTGCTACAATTTTATGAATTTGACTATCTGTAGTATCCCCAGCCCAAAATATAGCAGCATCTAGTAAATAAGCATTCCACATTATTTTTTCTAAATGTAAAATGTAATCTTTTTCTGTAAAAGCCCCACTATTAGCAACGGTTCTGGTATTTAATCCTGTATAACTTCCTACAACCTTATCAGCATTTGACATGGTGGTGAGAATAGCTGTTGCTTTCTTGTTCGTATAATCCCATCCTATCACATCTACAGTTGATGCTCCAGCAGTATAATCCACTACTACAAAAAATTCAGAACCATCTCCAACCGCAGAGTGTCCAGCTGCTGTAGAAATTACCTCTCCAACTTTTAAATAAGGAGAAGCTGCTCCACTGAGAGTCATTGTATGTACTGCCCAATTCAACCCCGATACATCTATTAAAGTAGCATCTGAAACAGCTGCATCTTGATATTCAAACTGAATTGTCATCTTATAATGTGTATCAGTATCAACGTGTTCTGTGGTCTTTGTCCAATTAGCCATCGTTTACTTCCGTTTCTGATTGTACTTGTGGTTCTACTTCGGGAGTTTCTTCTGGAATTTCGCTTGAGGCCATTAGATTACTAGCAATTGTTTTTTTCTTACCTTCTAAAGCAACCATGATTTTATGTTTCATTAAATTAGCAATGGCACCTTTTGCACTGGATGCATCTTTATCTTGTGCAGATGTGATAACATCTTGTGCTGAAATTGTAGCTTCCATATATCAAGTCCTTTATATTGATTCTATTATATTTATACTATTTATAACTTTTAGTTTCTTCCATCAATGACCTTTAATTTTGGATCATGTTTATAATCCCACGACATTGATTTTTTTTCATCTTCTTCGCCACCAGCTGATTTTTCATCTTCAATTTGAATTTCTATTGCTTCTATTTCTTCAGCAGTTAACCTTAAAATTCTCTTTTTAACATAGTCTTTAGAATAATATTCACCTATTATTCCATCTCGTATTCCCATTTCTCCCAAAATTCCAAGTCGCTCTCTAAGCATTGTAGCTTCTTTTAATTCAGCAAAATGAGAATCAGATTGCCAATCATAAGTAAGACCTTGTTTAATGATCTGCCAATCATTATATGAAGCAACTCCTTTTAGAAGTAGTTGTTTTTCCAATATATCATCAAATAAAAGAGCAAATCTTGCTCGTAATCGCTCAATAAATCTTGTAAATTTAACCTCATCTCTTGAGATTTCTTCTGCTCGTCCTAATATAAATCCTGTTTCTTGATCCAATCGTGAAGACGGCACGTTAAGTGATTTATAAAGTTTTTTCTGAAAGTACTCAACATCTGCCAATTCACCAAGATTCTCTCCGCCCGGCAATGTAGTAATCTCTGTTCCTCTTCCACCTTCTCTTCGTGGCAGCCAATAATCTTCAAGCATTGTTTGGAAGCGTCTATCGTCTTTTATTTCACCAGTATTGACATCATAGACCAGTTTATTCTTATATCTGGTCATAATATCTCTAAGATATTGTTCTGCTTTAATTTTTGGGAGATTACCAACATCAATGTAAAAAATTCTTCGCTCTGGTGCTCTAGAAATTCTATAGATTACTACAGCATCTTCAATCATTCTAAGTTGATTCATAGGCTTAATTGCTTTATTAAGATGACTGAAAACCATCCTCTTATCTGGGGAAAGCAATCCAGAATGAGCATAAGAAATAGAATCTATAGATATTTTTATATTTTCGCCTATTCCCATACCACCAACTGCTCCTCCAATTGTTTCAGCAGTTGGAGATAATCCTTTATCATTAAAAATATAAAAATCGTCAAATCCAGTACTATCTATTACAACCCCCCGATCAGTTGTTTCAAGTCTTGGCTGTCTAATTTTTTTGATTTTTAGCGGATCTACAGGACGTAGTTCTAAAATGCCTTTACGAGGATTACTTTCATCTATAATTATATGAAAATATAATCTACCGTCAACATACCACCTACGAAACATATCATAGCCGATATTATTAAAATCAAGAAGTCGAATTACTTCTTTAAATTCGGT